CATCCAGTCAGGATAAGTCGATGGTTCTGCCATATAAACTCCAGTCTCAGTTCTTATTCTTCTACCAGCCTCAGCTTCTTTTGCTTCGTTTAACATAGCTTGAAGTTCAGATGTAATAGCCTCGGCCTTCGGTGCTACTTCGGGAGTAACCTCTTTTGGAGTTGGCTCAATTACTTTTTGCTCTGCTTCCAATACACCCGTCACTCTCTCATCTAATGCTTCTCTCATCTCACTAAAACCACGTTTCTCCTCAGCACTTAATGAAGCCAAATCCTCAGTTCGTGCTATATTCTTATCTACAAAATCATCTATCACTTGACCAACGATTAGCTTATTTATCCCTTCTTTCATAAGGTGCATTGAACCAGCCAGAGCCTCGGCTCCAACTTTATCTAATCCAGTTTGAACGAGTTTATTCGTTAAATCTATAGTGGCTGGAGTGATAATCTTTTCAGCAACGGCAGGTAAGCTCGGTATAACTTTAGGAGCAGCTAATTTTAAGTTGCCAATTTGACTAGATAGTTTGTTAATAACCTGGAATGCTTCCCCTGTCCTTAATCCACCTAGCTTTTCTGATATAGGCTGAAGCTTATACTTTAAGGCCATTTCAACATAAATCTTAGCATCTTCAGCAGTTTTAATAACATCGGGAAATTTCTCTTTTAGCACAGGCAAATTAGTTTTAGCAAACTTGGAGGCATTTTTGCTTATTATGCCTTCGTAAGCCACTGGTATGGCTTTAAGACCTCCATAAGTGCCGAGAAATATACCCAATCCAATCCAGTTGGGCCAATCTGACTCCCACTCAAATTTAAGTCGCTCAACAATTTTTGTTCCTAGAGGAGTTTCTACCCGTTTGCCGGGAACCATCTTGCCGAGTTCAGGAGCATAGACTTCTTTATATTCCTTTGGTGGACCGAACGCAATTTTAATTTTTGGAAGAAGAGGAGACAAGGGCCATTCTGTGGGAATTTTAAGCTCAGGAATTTTTATAGACTCAGGTTGTTTTACTGTTGGAATAAGCGGTCCAGCTATAGTTTTACCAAGCCATTCCACTCCTCCCACAGCCCGTTGCCACCAAGACTTAGGCTTTGGCTCAGTTATAGCTCCATATTTTTCAGCCTTTAATTCTAAGGCTTCTTCTTTTTTCTGGAGCCAACTTTGCGTATATCGCCTCTCCTCAGGTGGTAGCTCATCTTGTGCTTCATTCCACCATCTCTCCAATATTTCCTTATCTATGTCTATTAAGGGAGACAATTATTCCTCCCATGCAAGTTTAGCCCATGGGGGCGTTCCTGCCGCTCCTGCAAATATATCCTCAAACCAATTCCAGAGAATATAAGCTGCCGACTTGTCATCTGGTCGAAGACTATTAACCATATTTACGAAAATTGACATCCGACCCATAAATGGTATTCTCTTTATATTCTCAGGGCTGAAGGTAGATAAATCATCCTCTTTTATTCCTAACTGACTCTTTAGGTCTTCGTCTGCCATTAAACTTCCGTAGTTCATTGCTAGGTCAGCTTCCGTATCTCCTGGGAAACTTGTAAATACACTTGCTCCCTCAGTAAGATAAGCGACCAATGCCTGCTCGTTTTCGTTAATTTGGCTTAAATCGCTTCCTTTCATTGATAGCCACCTAGCAAATTTCTGCGAGGGTTCTGGAACTACTTCACCCCTTACTGTGGCTTTGGCTGCTTCAGTTGCCGTAGGTGGCATTCCACCAAAGATACCTCCTGCAAGTGTTGCCCATTCTTTTTGTTGCTCTTCAGTAAGACCTGAAGGTCGAAATCCTTCCGCTGGATATTTCTGTAACATCATTCCAGGTCTCATAGCTTCAACCCATCGCCGTTCCATTTCGGATTCAGGCTCTATTCCAGCCCTCATTCCAGGTAGTCTGCTGAGCAATTGCTGAGTTTCTCCCCTATAAGTTGCTGCCCTTTGAGTTGGAGGAAGCGTTTCGGGTCTCACCTCTGGCGTTTGTCCCAACAGGGTCTTTAAATAAGCTTTACCTTTTGGATGTTTCTGCCAGTATGGATCTCGTTCAATGAGGTCGTTCAGAATATCGGGTTGATCCTTAAAAGTCGCTAGATCACTCGCCTTACTCTCTGCTTTTGCCGCACTGCCTTCGTAAGTGGCTGCTACCCTGTAATATTCTGGTGAATGTTGACCAGCCTTAGCAGCTGTCCCCAATAGACCCCCTAATTGCTGCCAAGGGCCTCCTGATGGTTTAGTTAAATCTGGAAGCCCTCCTCCTCCTCCTCCTCCTTGTAACATTCTGCCAATTAAATCAGCCATTTTTATTTCCTCCTATTTTTAGTTTTTTTACAGAATCCAAGCCAATAATCCCCACCCAAGAACATTATATATGGTATTCATAAGACTTTGTCTCTCCTGGGAATTATAGCCCATTTTCTGCAATTCTATCTGAAGTTCTGCCTGAAACTCAATCTGCCATTTTTGGAACTCCATTTGTCTAACCGTATCCATCTCTCTCCAGGCTGCTTCAAAAGCCTGCACATCGGCTCCGTATTCATCACCTGTTGCTCGGAAAAGAGAGTCATACACCTTTGTATATTCACTTACGCCTGCTGAGTAAGCCTTTTCCTGTATAGCTTGACCAAATGTAGTAGCCCCTACGTTTGAAGCAAAAACTTTAGTATATTCGCCAAGTGCTGCATCCCAGGCTCTAGCATCGGCTTCGTATTCGCCAATACCCGCGGCTATCTCATACTGATATACCTTGGTATATTCACCCATAGCAGCCTGCCAGGCGTCCCTTTGAGCTTCGTATCCCATTCCTGCGTGTTCCATAGCCAGATTCAGGGCAGTTACTATTCCTTCTTGAGTTCTAATTACTGATTCCTTCTCTAACTGAGCCCGATAAGTTCCTCTAGCTGCGCCTGCTCTCTCTACGGCTCCCCTTTCCGCTTCCCTCTCCATACCACTCCTTAAAAGGTCTTTTCCTGCCCAGTATTCCCTTAGCTCTGGCATATATTTTTCCATGGCCAGTCTTTCTTCTTCAGTGTAAGCCGTCATCAGCTCTTCAACTGGAAGGCCCAAACCTTCTCCTCTAAGCATTCTACCTATGACATCTTCAGCCTGACCATATAAAGCACCCAACTCTGGAAAAGCCTCGGGAAAAGCAGTATATCTTGGAAGTTGAAGCGTCGGATAAGGCGCTTCAAAAGGTTCATAAGTAGGCATTTCAGTATAAGGATACAAACCACCGTAAGTCTCATAACGAGGTAGTTCTAACTCAGGATAAGGTTGTTCCACTCCTCCTTCTTCCTCTCCATCTCCTGCTCCTTCTTCACCTTCCCCTTCCGCTCCTGTTACTGGGCCTTCTGAGAACCAGAAAGGGTTCAGGCTACGGTCCATAGGCTGTATATAGTAATCCCTTATACCATTAACATATCTATGCCCTACAATTACAGAACCTGGATAAGAGGGATGTGCCTGACCAAATTCATATCCATATACGTCTCCCCCCCCACTTGAGGAAGATTGCCAAATTGCCTCTCTCTCCGCACGTTCCTCAGCAGTAAGAGAACCAGCTAAAAATTCTTGAAGTGTCACTTTTCTTCACCTCCTAATCTACAATATCTACTTTAGGTTTTTTCTTGGTAATGGTTTCTTCTACATCTTCGTAACTGATGCTAAATTTAAGACTTGTCCCAAGAATAATAGCAATTAGAGTGTATTTATCCAAGTTTTTTTCTATTGCCACTTTTGCCGCAGCTTTACTTGAGAACTCAAATACCTTTGCATTGTTAGTCTTTCTATTCGTAGCGACCACATAAACCATCTTATTTTCCTTTTGATTCTTTTAGTAATCGCATAGCATCAATCAAAAAATATGGTAGTTTCACTAGAGCGCACTCCCCAAAATCCCTTCTAATTCCTTTCTCATCGTTATAGCCTGTAACAGCAAAAAGGCTACATTCCTCACCTAAACATCTCTTAAACTTCTGAAACGGGCATTTGCGGTTGCTGATGAAGAATAAGCTACCATCTTCTCTCCTCGTTTCATCGTAGTGTTTCATTTTCCTAATCCTTCATAATAAAAGCGAGCTTAAAGTAAGGTGGCAAGGACGAACCTGCATTAGTAACCGGATTAGCTACTCCAGTAGATTCTATACAACCAGTTTTATAGCCGTGGTCAGTCCATACTTCGGCTCCAGCCCCTACTAAAGCAAGGATACCCGCAGCGCATCTTATCCGATGAGTATGAGCTGGCACCTGAGAATAAGTATGAGTGTGGGTAGTCGCTCCCCCCGTATCGCCTGGATCAACGCCATCACTCCATCCATAAATGAACCTATCTCTCAAATCAGGCGTTTCACCCTCTCCATCACACAAAGACCAACCGTCAGGAATAGTTGCCAATGTCCCCGACCACATTACAATCACGCC